CTAAACGTTAATGTGGTGTTGCTGTTTGTGGCGGTTGCGTTAGCCGACAAAACAAACGTATCGGTGTCTGTTATTGCTGCCACAGTAGCCCCTGCTGGAATACCGGTGCCGCTCACTCCGTCACCTACCATTAATCCCAGCGTTGAGTCCATGTCAACGTTGCGGCTGCCATCAATAACGTCACAAGTGGCATCGGTAAACGTGTGGACATCAAGATTTGAGCTGAATAAACTACCTGCAATTATGGCCGACGTAACACTTTCTGCCGCAACCGTTGCATTGCCTGCTGAAGTTGCCACATCTGCTGAAAACATTGGTCTATGATACGACGCTGTAAAAGAACCAAGGTCAGCAGCGGCCTGAAACTGGTTTCCGGCAGTATCGAAAGTGTGCCCTGCGCTCGTGGCGCTTGTAAGGTCGATACCTGAGTACCTTACCTTTGTTGCGCCATCTCCTTGCTGGGGCTCCATGTACAAAATAAACGCCTTAGTTCCTAAAACGCATACATGAGGATCAGGGACACGATAAAGCCTGTTTGTTTGAGTGCTGGCTGTTTCTATCGTTATGTTTGTAATTGCTTGCTCGTAAATAAGCGCTTCAGTGGTGGCGTCTCTTACTTCGGCAATAATGGTGTAATTGGTCGAGCTTCCAAAAGCCCATCGAACATAGGTGCAAACCATGAAGGTAGGCACAGAGCCGGAGTAGACGTAACCAACCTGTACTGGACTGGCTTTGTAGTTGTCGTTTCTGAATAAAAACTTATTCTCGACCTCGCAAGGAACAAGAGCACCTTTGTCGATGTAGCGGTCACTTAAGTTAGAGCTCGAACGCCCGAACAATCGACGCTTGCTGCCTATAAGAACTTCACCGTTATATTCTGTTCCATAGTTAGCATCCGATAAACTTGATCCTAAGCTATCGTTACTGTAAGCCACAGTGTTGACTTCTCGAACAAATCCGCCTCGTTTTGAGACTTTTCCTACTTTGTCAAAAACAACGTTTTTAGCCTCTGTAAGCTCACCTACAGGCAAAACTTTATCCGACACCTTGTCGTTCAGGCCCTTCCCAAAAGGAAACGTGAGAGTTTGTTTCTTGAGAACCATTAAAACACCCACAAGCTGGCTGTAACAGCGCCGTCCGATTTTAGGACAATAAACTTTTCTTTGTCTGCGTCCACAGTGTCGTCAACATAGACATGCTTATCAGAATTTTTTTTGGTAACAAGAAATCCACGATAAGCTCGGCCAAGATTATGCAAAAATCGTTGCGTAGTCGTTGTCACTGCCAGGTCAGAAACAAGCTTACCGTTAAGGATTTCGACATCACGAATACTTCTTAAGGCTTCTCTATCGGCGCTGCGACTTAATTCCGATTCACTTGATTCGGCTGGAAAGCTGGATTGTTCTGAAAGGCGAGTTGCCATAGTTCACCTCAATAATGAAAATCCATTCCGGCGCCACGACCAACGTCTATATCCGTAATAGCGTAGGAATCTCCAGCGTTCCGCTTACCTGCTGAAGATTCAATTCTTGCTCGAATCTCAGCTTTTCTTGCCATGTGGATACGTGTATCGCTTTCTTCTTTCATCAAGCAAGCAATCGTGGCCGTAACGCAGACATAATCTTCGTATCCAGGAATAATCGATTTAATTTCTTTGTTGCTAAAATCAGGACCAGAAAACTGGGTGGCTACTGGAACATAGTAAAGCAATGCTGTACCGCTGCTACTTGTCGGAATAAACTTAATGCTATCACCCTGAATGTGGTACTGAGTGTGAGCATACAAGCGGTCACCAGAATAAGCCGTGGTATTGTGCCGGTTTCTTTCTTGAAACGAGTAGTTTGCAATACTGTAAGTGTTTCCGCCAACATCAAGGTCTACGCCTAAAGCCTTGTAAAAGTCGTTTGGAAGGTCAAAAGTATCACCAGTTGAAAGGTCCATTGAGGTCGAGGTTTTTAAATAATAGTCCTCGTATTTCTCAACAACGATATCGTGCAGCTCTGCAATTGCTGCATTGATATAATCTCGCAGCTCAGCGTCAGTGATAAAGGTGGAATTTTCCATATCCGCCATTCGGCGGGTACGGGTTCTCAGGGTTTCTTCTGTAAAAGATGCCACAGCTAATCCCCCCTAAAAAGAAGGGGGCCGAAGCCCCCCCTCCAACTTAAGACTTGGACCTGGAAGAGTAGATGTCAAAAAACTCACCAAGCGCCTGGCCTAGTGCGTTTGCGTCATCACCCTTAAAAGCCGCATGTACTTTTTGGGAAGCCTCACTTATGGCAAACGATGGAGCAGACTTCTCTTCTTCGCCACTTGCCTCTTCAGGCTCCCCAAACTTTTTTCTCGCCTTTTCCAAGACAAGAACTGATAATCCGTCAGGCTTCATATCAGGTTACACTGCTGTTTTTCAGGAACGCAATAAATTGAATTTCCTGGTCGTTGTCACTGTCGCCAGTAACATCGTTGTCAGAGTGGTCATTACAGACAAACGACAGCGTTTTTGCGCTCGATACATCGTGCGCCGTGCATTCAATGTAACGCTCAGGGCCACCGGTTCCAATAACATGAGCGTCGCAGTACAAAAGGTCACTGTATTTATCATCAAGTGTAACTGTAAAAACACCAGAGCTAATGTTGGAGCATGTAAAGCCAGTGCCTTCAGATACTCCTGTCATTGTGCCGTTAGTAAACGCAATGCGCCCACCAATAATAACGACAGCACGCTCTAGCGCTTTTACCGCTTTAAAATCTCTACTCGCCATAACTCAATCTCCTTTCTGAGTCTGAATTATGCCAATGCTACGCGGCAGTTATAACCAGGAGCGTTACAAGATACGTTCCCGTAAAAACCAACGCGTACCTCGTACGCATCCGCATTGTACACGCGGAGCATCTGACCGGCATCATCAGCGTTAAGGATTTGAGGGGCCGCACCAAGTGAGTTGAGGCACCAAGTATCCAATTGAAGCATCCATGCAACGTTAGGCTGGCAGTTGTGGTCAGGAATAACCTTCATTCGACCGCGAGGACCGTTAACCACAAGAGCATCAAAGCCAACATCAGCATCGTTAGATGATACTTTGTCATACTGCACCTTGGACCCGAGGGCTTTTTCAAGGTTTGCGTAGCTCGCAAAGTCCATAAAAATGTGATCAGGGGCGCCGCCTTCTCGGGCAATTTCTGAAGCACCGCCGATAAGGGCCTCTTCAATTGGAAGAGCTGAACCGTCAAAGCGAACACCGCCTAAGCGAGTTGGGTCGGCTGTACGGTCAACGCCAAAGTGCGCTGTTGCCGAAGGCGTCGAAGAAGGAACCCAGGAATCAAGACCCTTCATCTTAGCGTCCTTGTCGCCAAACTGCACCAAGTGGTCACCCACGGCAATGTCAGCATGGGTCGTTGCGCTAAACGTAATAAATGGCTGTGTGCCGCCTCGGTCTACTTTTGCAATGGTAGCAGTTGTACTGCCGCGAGCACTGCCGCTAGGAGCGCCGCCGGAGTTTGCATAAAACTCAATCTTCATCCCAACTTCAAAGTTGGTAATATCAGCAGCGTTTGCCAAGTAAATGGTAGTCAGAGAACCATCAGGGTCACCACCAGCCGCGTCATCACCAGCAACTGTACCGATAGAACCAGTACCATCGCGATACATTGCTACAGCAAGTGAACGCTTGAGGCTGTGAATAGCGCCGTCGATTTCCATTGTGGCGTAACGAACAAATGCATCAGTGTTTGAAGCACTCGCACGAATAGCCTCGTGTGAAATCTGAGCGAAGGAATAATCTTTTGCCCGAGTCAGCAAAAACTGACGAATTTCAGATGTAGATGCGTTGCCTTGGCCGGATGTAAAATCCGCGCTTCGTCGTTGCGGCCCGGTGAGGATGATTGGAATCGGCATATTTTCGCCGCCAAACTTCTCATACTTAGGCATTAAGGCCAGCAGAGGGTTGTTCTTGTACGTCATCTCTTTGATGCGCTGCGGCTTATAGTGCTCCTTTAGAGCGCCGTCGATATTATATACTGTCCTGGTTGTGCTGTTTCCTGCACCCAATTCTAATGCTGCCATCGTAAGTTACCTTATCCTGCTGCGTCTATCATACGCGCAATACGCTCCAGGGATTGTTCGCGAGAAAGCATACCTGTCTCTTTCTCACCTGTTCCTGAAACAAGTTGATTTGTCAGTGTCTTTGGTTTTTGCTGAGCTTTCTTTGTTGGCTCAACTTCCCCTGCGTCATCAACCGGCGTATCCTGCGACTCCGATGTTAGCTCTTTAAGCCCATACTTCTTCTGCAACTTTTCGGCCTTGAGATAACCCTCCAGCGACTCCTCAAGACTTTCTTCGACCAAATTCGCGGCTTGAGTGGCAGTGATTTGCTGCCCCTGCTTCTGGTAAAATTCCCGCATTAACTGGGGAACCATCCATTGCATACCTCCGGCACGAATAAGTTCGTAGCTGGGATCATTGTCCACAAATTCCGTCACTTGGTCAACAAATGAGTTCCATTCCGTTTCTTCTTTTTTTGCCTCGCGCTGCGTCATTTCTTCTTCGCGCTGCTTTAATAAGTCGGAATTTTGTTTTTCAAGAGCCTCAATTCGCCTAGAAAGCTTTGTTTCTACTGGAAGATCACCATTTAGGTCTTGGTGTAGAAGCTCTTCCATTGTAAGCCCTGATTCTTGCAAGAACTTAACTGGGTCAGTCTTTGCTAGGCTTCGCGCTGCCTTAATTTGTTCAATTTCTTGCCTTAGCTGCTCGTTTTCTGCCTGAGTTGCTTTGGCTTGTTTGGCGATATCCTGCAATGCGGCTTCTTTTTTTGCTATAGCCGCAAAATGCGTAACGTATTCTGAGCGTCCCGGTCCTTTTTCTTCTACCGGTACCTCTTCTGTAACTACTTCTTCTGCAACTGTTTCTTGTTCTACTGCAATTTCTTGAGCAATTTCTGCATTTTCACTCATAATTTCTCCTACATCGGCATAGCAGCTTGCTCACCTTCTGCGGCGGCTGCTGCTTCTTCCATAATCATTTCATCCGTCATCCCTGCGGGAGTTGCCCCGCTAGGCTCGGTTGGTGCTGCTGGCTGAGCTTGTTGTGCTTGCTGCGGAGCCATTGCCGCCATAGCTTGCTGCTGTGCGGCTTGCTGCATTTGCGTAATTAAATTGATGCACTCCTCGATATATCGTCGAAGCAAATCAAGCCTTTCTTCAGGCACTTTATTGATTTTCGCTCGAAGATACGCTGATTGCATAAGCTTAACGCTGAGCTCTAGGTTACTAAACGGCTCAGGCGGAATGTATTCGCCTTTTTCAAGCATCTGCTCAATAAGCATATTTACGTCATCGCGTGCGGCTGTTGCCATACTGTTAACTGCTTCAATATCTGGATAATCAAGCAAACCTCGGGATTCTTCCTGACTAAGCATTCCAGCTTGCAGCATCTCAATGACTTTTTGCAGCTTAGCGGCAGGCGTTGTCGGCAACAAAGAGGTTGGATAAATCTTCATGACATACTGGTCTTCTTTTAGGTTGATGTCTTTCCACTTTATCTTCTCAATGTTCTTATCGCCGTGACTAATGACCTCGTAAGAGTCTCCCCTTGCTGCAACTTCACGCGCCAGGTCAATCATCTGACGCGCTGCATCCAGAAATGCTTTTTCATATTGCTGCGCCGTAATCATAAAACGCTCAGTCTCAATGTCCTGAAACTCACGAAGAGCCACACCAGACTCTAGGCCAGCAGGTTTTCTTGACTGTGCAGCAAGCTGAGAAACGCCAGTAATTTCGTAAGCTCGATTAAATAGCCGGTCTAAGTGACTAAAAATTTCGCCCGAAACTGTTCGAGGAACAAAAAATTGCGGCGGCGTACCCCTATACTCGATAACGCCCCAAGTCTCATTGTTAAGGTGAGCCTTGGCAATTTTAGAACCCGCCTCAACAAAAACCTTTGGCTTTGCTAGGTGCATCTGTTCCTGGATATTAAATAACAATTTATTAATTTCCAGTTGTATGCCGGTTAGTTGTTCAGCGAGCCCTTGCCCGTAGAAGCCGAGAAGACGTTCAGTCCATCGGATAAACACGAACGGAAAGTAATCGCGCTCATACGGTTCGTCGAGCAGCGTAGCGCCATCAATGCAAATAACGTGGCGTCCGTCTCCGGCTCCCTCACCACTAGGTAAGTGCCAAGCTTCGATGCACACGATCTGGTTCGATTCATCATAGCCTCTTCCGTCATCTTCTGGAGCAGGAGCTGCATAAATGGCATCTCGATGCTCCGGGTAAAGATTGTTTAACACGTCGCGGTCAACGTATTTGACTTGGAAAAGTTGGCGAGGATTGCCGTAAACAGACTCTCTATCATCTACAACAAGCTCGTTTGGAAAAATTCGCTCGACTTTAATTTTACCGTCGTACTCGTAAATCTTCATCGCGCCAGTGCCAAACACGCAAGCATCAAGGAAGACTTTCGGCGCCACGTTGTAGATGCCAGTGGAATAAAATTGACCGTCACAAAACCGCTCTAAAAGCTTGGCTTTGCGCTGCATTTTATAATCTCCACCGCTTGTTAAAAACGTAGCCCGAGGGCGGTTTTTTGCAATCTTGGCGGTCACCGTGTCACACATTGATTGGACAACGTTTAGGGTTACCCTGTGA